GTTTGCGGGTTTTCATTAGATCCCCTCCGGTAGTGGCAGGTCGCGCGACGTGTAGCAGTCCGCTATCGAACTATCCGCACCGTCACTGGCGCGCGCGCAGTGCAGTGCTGCAGCCTCACGCGTGCGCATTTCGGCATTGTGGCCAGCGATCGCGGCCGCGGCGCCGATTGCCAGTAGTGCCAGCAATGGCAGGATCGCGAACCCGCCGGAGCGCTTGGCACGTCGCAGTGTTTCGCGCGCTGCAGCGCTGCGCGCGATCGCGGCCGCGCGTCGCGCGTCGCGGTCGCGGCTCTCCGCGCGCAATTCCGATTCGAGCGCTTGCAGCTGCGCGAGCCGCGCCAAGCGCTCCGCGCGTGTATTGAGGTTAGACATTGATGATGCCCCGCGGATATGTGACGGGATCGCCGCGCATGGCCCGCGGCAAGGCGCGCCAGAGCCCAGGCGCCTGGCGCTTGAGGTTCCGCGCCAGTTCGCGCGCCAGTGTTTCGCGACGTGCCGCAGCGCGCGGCGACTCATTGCTTGCCGTTCGTTTCATGTTATGCACCCTGATTGTAGATAGACAAATCGGCGCGCGGTCCCGCCAGCATGGGGAACGCGTCGCGGCTCGCATCCATTACGCGAAATTCCACGGCGCCGTCTGAATCGCTGGTGAAGTATCCGCGCACGTAGCGGCCACGGTAGCGCGTGCACGCTGGCACGCTAAAGAAAGTGTCGGCCGGCGCCGTCGCGTAGCACGTAAGGCGTAGCGCAGTGCCAGCGATCGGGCAATTCTGCACCTTAGCGTATGGCCCGATAATGTCGAACGGTCCGCCGGGCCTGTAGCCAATGGCGCCGTTTGAAAACTCGAATCGCTCACGCGCTGCAAATCGCTGTGTCATGGTATCTACTCCTGATTGATTGAAACGATGGGGAGCGCTTCGAATTCCGCGGCGGTCATCCCGCCGGAATATTCAAGGCGCCCGAAGGTTCCGCGGATGGTCCGCACATCGGCGTAGAGATTCCGCGCGTTGGTCCAAATCCGGCGCCCGGTATTCATGCCGTGATACTTGTGCGCAGCGTCGCGGCCGGTCACACGGCACAGGATGCGCCATTCCTGGAACGGCGCCGCGGTGCGCGCGCGGCCGATGGGTTTAACGCGCGGCGAGAATGCGAATCCGTGTCCGTAATCCCAAAACGAGCGCATGGCGTTAGCCCTCATCGCCGTACAGATCGCGCACTTCCCGCAGCAATTCTCGGAGGTTCGTGCCGTAGTGCCAATCGGTGCAATCCATATACCCATCGGCCGAATAGCGCGCCGCATAGTGGCGCCGGCCGTGCGATTGGAAAGTGGACGCGTCAGCGGTACCCGTGCAGCAATGCGGGCACGCCAGCGTGCCGTCCTGCAGCGCGTCACGGTCCGAATTGTTATCCGGCGTGGCCCATTCGTGCACGTAGATAGTCGCGCCGCAGCGCGCGCAGTCTGCCGAATACAAGGCGCCTTTCGGCGTGTGATACAGATTCATGAATGACATTGCGATAGACTCCAATTGTTAGGGATTACATTCGGCCGGATTCGCGCATGGCAGCGCGCGCAATGCGCATTGCCGCGGCGACGCAGCGCTCCGCGCTTGGGTAGCGCTGCGGCCGCGGCTCGCCATCCACAAGGACGCGATAACCGTGGACCTTGTCCCACTCGGCCGCGATCGTGGACGCAGCGCGGCAAGTCATGGCGTACGCTGGCAGCTGCAGCGAAAGGATTAGGACACTGCTCACGAGCGCTGCGCCTTTTCGAGTTTGCGGACCGCGGCCGCTTTCAGCGCGTACACGTCGGCAGTGTCGGCATAACCGAGAATCGCCGCGGCCGCATCAATCGCCGCAGCTGGCGTGCAATTGCCTTGCGGATACTGGTGGCGAACGATCGCCATATGATGCTGCGCGACGTTCACCAGAACGGAAACCGTGTGAAGTGACTTGGGAATCATTGTCGAACCTCCAAAGAGCCGCGGAAATCGCGGCCGCGCTGAATACAATGCAGTAACCGTGCCAATCGTAACCTGTTGATTTTATTAGCGACCGGCGCCGCAGCTGTGACACTTTTCGTCAGTAACCGACAATTTTCTGTCAGAAAGTGACAAAAAGCGTCAGTAACCGTAACCGAACGTGTATCCCGTTTTGCAAATTACGGTTACGTTTTGTAAGTGCTTGAAGCGCTTAGGGTTTTAATTATCTGTAACCTGTAACCTTTAATAACTAGTCTAGTTAGTACAGAGAGAATAGGGGTACTAGTAGGGAGTGCATAGTAGTATAGTAGTAGGGGTAGAGGGGTAGCAAAGTCCGGTTACACGGGTTACATGGTTACAGACCCCTAAGCGCTTGATTCCATTAGCTTTTTGCTGTAACCGTCATGTAACCCTACGTGAAAACACGGTTACAAGCTAATTGCGCGGCATTTATCGCAAAGAACGGTTACAGCGCAGCGCATTGCGCGGCCGGCGGCCAGTCTGGTAGATTCGCGCTGCGCGCTTGGCGCATTGGGGGACGCTATGGCACACGATGAATCGCTAGACCTAGATAGCCTACGGCGCGAAGCGCTGCGCGCTATGGCGCGCATCCTGCGAGCCACTGACGCGAAGCCCGATACGCTACTCCGCGCAGCGGAGGCAATCATGCGTGCCGAGCCTATCGCTGCGACGCAAGGCGCGCGACGCTCAGCGCTCTCGGACCAGGATTTGCTGTCGATCGCACAGGGGGTACACCCCCCGAAAATGGGACCCACGGTACCCAGCGCTGATTCGGTACCATCTGACGCGCCTACGGTCGATCCGCCGGGTCTAGTCGTTCCACGTGAAACCCCCTCGAGCGATGCGGTCAAGGCGGCTTTCTTGTCGGCGGCAGCGGAAACGGCAGCCGAGAGGCCAAAGGGGACCCAAAGAGGACCCGTTTCTACGGGCACCCCGGGGGGCCCCACTTCCATTTCGCAAATTGCGAAAAGGGGACCCAAAACGGACCCGCCAATTGCGGCACCCGCCCCCCAAGTTGCAAGTCAAATTAAAATTGACGATACTCCGATGCCGTGGGAGTAGCGGATAACGAGCAGCCCGTGACGGCGCCGGGATAATGTTAGGAAGCTGCTACCCGGGGCGCCTCCGCTACTCTCACGTTACACGAGGGGTTCCTGTTGGCTGACGCCGCCCAAACCGTCAACCGCCGCGCGGCGGCGCTCGAGCTACTGCGCCGGCAGCGTTCGCGCGCCTCGTTGGTGGAGTACGCCCGTTCGATCGACATCCCCGGGGCGCCGGCCAACCAGGATCCAGACACCGAGCACTTCAAGTCGGTGGAAACGAGCCTCGCGCTCCACCATCGCGTGATCCTGGAGAATATCGAGCGGACGATGGCGACCCCGCGTGGCCGGCTGATGATCTTCGCCCCGCCGGGCTCCGCGAAATCGTCCTACGCGTCAGTCGTCTCGCCAGCGTGGGCCCTCTCGAGGACGCCCGGGTACCGCATCATCATCGCGTCCTACGCGACGAAGATCGCCGCCAAGCAGTCGCGCAAGGCTCGAGCGCTGTGCCGCAGCGACGCGCACATTTCGATCTGGCCGGATCGCCCGATCCTCGCCAACGACCAGAAAGCCGTTGACCAGTGGGCGCTCTCGAACGGCTCGGAGTTCATGGCAGCGGGCTTGCTGGCCGGCATCACCGGCAACCGCGCCAACGGGATCCTGATCGACGACCCTGTCGCCAACCGCGAGGAAGCGGACTCGCAGACCGTGCAGGACAAGATCGAAGCGGAGTTCATCGACTCCGCCTCGACGCGCCTCCTGCCGAACGGCTGGGTCATCCTGATCCAAACCCGCTGGAACGAGAACGACCTGGCCGGGCGCATCCTGCCCGAGGACTACGCCGGACAGTCCGGCCGCGTGCTCTGCCGCGACGGCCAGTGGTGGACCGTCATCAACATCCCGGCCAAGGCGGAGCACCCCGACGACCCGCTCGGCCGCGCGATCGGCGAGTACCTGTGGACCGAATGGTTCTCGGTGGAGCATTGGGCGCAGTGGGAGAACAACCCGCGCGCCGTGCGCACGTGGGCCTCGCTGTTCCAGCAGCGCCCGACCGCGGGCGAGGGCATCGAGTTCAAGCGCGAGTGGTTCAAGTGGTACGACCCCGACGTCGAGCCCGGCAAGCCCGGCGGGTTGCCGCGCTCGCTGACCATCTACGGCGCGTCGGACTACGCGACGAAGGAAGATAAGGGCGACTACACTGAACACGGGGTCTGCGGGATCGGCGAGTCGAAGCTCAAGATGGCGATCGAGGACAAGCTCGTGTCGTCGGCGCCGTTCTATTTCATCGACTGGTGGTACGGGCAGAAAACGACCGACGTCACGATCGACGCGAAGGTCTCGCTCGTGCATCGCCATCATCCCCGCAAGTGGTGGCACGAGGGCGGCCCGATCGACCAGGCGATCTCGCCGGCCGTCGCCCGCGCCATGCGTGAGCACCAGCCCCCGGTCTACGTCGCCATGGAAGGACTGACGTCGATCAAGAACAAGGCGATCAAGCTCGCGTCGTTCCAGGCGCGCGCCGCGGCCGGTCTGGTATATTTCCCGCTGCGCCGCCCGTGGGCCCAGCGCGTCGTCGACCAGTTGTGCGCGTTCCCGGCCGGCAAGTACGACGACGCCGCGGACGTCTGCGGCTTGATTGGCCGCGGAGTCGATGCCATGATGGCACCCCACGAGCCTACGCCGGTTGTCAGGAAGCAACTCCTGCCGTTCACGGCGGCCTGGCTGGAGGCGACCGAGCAGGAACCCATGCAGCCGAGGTATAGCTAGTGGACCCCGAGACCAACCCGATGCTCAACGCCGTCGAGTCCGGCATCAATGCCGCCGACACCGAAGGGATGGATGAGGAAGCGAGGCGCCTCAAGGAAGCCGAGGAAAACGAAGTCAAGGCGCTGTGGGATGAATACGAGCAGGCGCGGAAGTTCGACCGCGACTCCCGCGCGCAGTACGCCGTCGATCGCCGCTACGCGGCCGGCACGGCGAACCTGAATTGGGCGGTGACGGCGAACCTGATCGGCGCCTTTATCGACATCCTCGTGTCGTTCCTGTATGCCCGCAACCCGGACGTCTCCGCCCGCAAGGCGAAGCGCGTCGACCCGATCGGCACCGGGCAGGAGGACGACTTCGGCAAGACGATGGAGCTCGTCATCTCGTCGCTGTGGAAAGCGCCGAGCGCCCGGCTCAAGACGAATGCCCGCGCTCAAGTGCGCTCGGTGCTGACGACCGGTATCGGCTGGCTCAAGGTGCTGATGGTCTCGAACGGCACCAACATCCCGCAGCTGCAGAACGAGCTCGGCGACATCCGCAAGAACCTTGCGCAGATCGAAGAACTCAAGGCCCGGCTCGCGCGCGACGCGGCCGCGGCGGCAGTCGGTGCGCCGGACCCGGCCGCGGAGTTTGGCGAGGACGCGACGCTGATGGCGCCCCCGGTGGCCCCGCCCGTCGAGGATCCGGAGAATCCGTACTGCGCGATGAGCATCGAGGAACGCGACGTCGAGGAAGGGCGCTTGCGCGACCTCGAGGCCAGCGTCTCGAACCGGCTCGAGGTTGCCATCCGCAAGGGATTGGCAGTCGACGTCGTCGCTCCAGAGGACATGCAGGTTTCGCTCGACGTGCGCAGCGTGACCGACCATGCGATCGCGAACTGGAACGCCAACGCGATCTATCGGCCGACAAAGAGTATCGGCGCGATGTTCCCTGCGCTGACCGAGGCCGACGTCAAGGCGGCCAAGCAATACTTCCAGCGCCGCACCAAGGATCTGCAGCCGCTGAGCGAGACGGTCAAGCTGACCGGCGTCGCCGACAGTGACGTGGACGCCGAGGCAGCGGAGCAATACACGGCCGGCGGCGGCAGCGGCAATGCCGATGAACAGGGAGGTTCGTTCGCGAAGATCGTCGAACTGTGGAACCGCGAGACCGGCCACGTCTACACGATGATCGAGGGCGTCAAGAAATGGGCCAAGGCGCCCTACCAGCCCGACTACGCCTCGACCCGGTTCTACCCGTACTTCCAGATCGCTTTTTACCCGGTAGATGGTGCGCGCCATCCGCAGTCGCTGACATGGCGGCTGATGAAGTTGCAGGATGAGTACGCTGCTACTCGCTCGAGCCTGCGTTTGACCCGCCAGCGGGCGGTACCGGGTGTCGTTTTCAACTCGACGGAGCTCGATGAGACCGAGGCGAAGAAACTCTCGAGCAGCGTGCACCAGGAACTGATCGGCTTGAAGCCGGTCACGCACGACAAGCCGATGCGCGACCTGTTCTCCGAGAAACCCATCGCGATCGGCGACATGCGGCTGTTCGACACCGCGCCGATCCTCGCAGACATGGAGCGCATCAGTGGCGTACAAGAAGCCCTACAGCAGTCATCGACGGCGCCGAAAACTGCAACCGAGGCCGAGATTCAGCAAAGTGGTTTCGCTTCACGGACGACGGCGGATCGTGACGTCCTCGAAACAATGCTGACCGAGCTCGCGCACTACACGGGCGAACTCGCGCTGCAGGCGCTCGACATGAAGGACGCCGAGCGGATCGCGGGCGCCAAGGCTTTCTGGCCGCACGGCATGTCGATCGACGACTTGCTGACGATGGTCGAGGTTACGATCGAAGCTGGCACCACGGGCAAGCCGAAGTCGAGCGGCGACCGCGACGCATGGGGCGTCGTCATGCCGCTTATCAAGGACTCCATGCTGCAGATTCGCGAAGCGCTGATGATCGGCGATCAGGGCATGGCCGACGCGCTCATCGCCTTGCTGCAGGAAACCCTCACGCGAATGGGCGACGACAGCGACGTCACGCGGTTCATTCCGCAGCCCCCGCAGAAACCGCCCGCCATGCCGGGCGCCCCGGGCGCGGTCGACCCCGTTACCGGCGCTCCTATGGCCGGCGGTCCGGTTGATCCCGTGACGGGCGCCCCGGGCGGCATCCCGCCGGCCGGGCCCAAGGCGGATTTCGCCGGGCAGCCGGTGAACCCCGAAATGCAGGCACCGGAGCTCGCGCCGCCCGATTTGACGATGATTCAGTAACAGGAGAGGACACATGACGACTGTAAACTCGACCAGCGACGATCGCACTGTCAACAACGTGATGCGCCATGCGTACCGCGTTCTCAGCGATGCGGAAAAGACGCAGATGCAAGCGATCAAGGACAAGGGGCTCGAGCTCCATGACCTGATCGAAAGTATGGGTGCGAGCCGCGAGCTTTCGCTGGCCAAGACAAAAACCGAAGAAGCCGTCATGTGGGCGATCAAGCATCTGACGCGCTGACAGGAGAGGAACATGCCCCCCGACGAGACAAGCCTATTGGCCGCCGTTGACGCTGGTATCGCCGAGGCGAGCGCGGCTCCGGCCCCAACTCCGGAGCCGACCAATGAATCGACTGGAGACGACAGCCCAGCGCCTGATGCTGGATCTGCGCCGGATGGAAACCCGGTGGCTGGTGGAGAGGCAGCTGCTGCCGATGGACCAGCTGCGGATGATGGCGAAGGTGCTGCAGCTGATGGCGATTCTGACGCTGCAAAGGCTGCTGCCGATGCAGCCAAGCCGGTCGAGCCGCCGAAAGCCGAAGGCGATCCTGCGGCGCAGCCCAAAGCCCTGGACCCGCTGAACGACCCGCTCCCGAACGCGCTCAAGCGCGAGACGAAGGAACGGATCACGACGCTGGTCGGCATGGTCAAGGAAAAGGACCAGGCGCTGCAGCGCGTCGAGACCGAGCATCGCGAGATCATGGGCGCGATTCTCGAGACGAAAGCGAACCCGGAGCAGTACGGGCAGGCGCTCGAATACCTGCGCCTCGTGAACAGCCCGAATCGCCATGACCAGGAGCAGGCGCTCGCGTTCATGCAGCAGGAGATCGCCGTCATGGCGCGTCGCCTCGGCAAGCCGGTGCCCGGCGTCAACATGCTCGAGGGGCACAACGACCTGATCGAAGAAGTCTCGACGGGGCGCCTGTCGCCGGAGCGCGCGCAGGAAATCGCAGCGGCGCGCGCCGCCGCGCAAGAGGCGCAGCGCCTCGGCCAGCGCCAGCAGCAAAACGAGCAAGTCACGCAGCAGAACCTCCGCGCCGTGAATCAAGGCAAGGCAGATTTGACCGCGCTTGGCAAGCAGTTGCAGGCAGCGGATCCGACCGGATATGAGGCGAAGCGCAAGATTCTGGTGAACACTTTGAAACCGGTGTTCGCTACGATTCCTCCTAACCAGTGGGCGGCGACTTTCAAGCGCGCCTACGATGCGTTACCCGCCCCCGCCCGACCGGTTCCGCCTCCATACCCTGCAATCAACCCAGGCGCGAAACTTCCGGGCGGGGGCGGGAACACCCCGCTCCGCGCGTCGAACCCGGCGGGCAGTGCCGCCCCGGCGCCCAAGAGCGCAGCAGAAGCATTGGAGATGGGGCTCGCTGCGGCAGGGAGATGACAACGGAGGAAAAGCCGCGTACCAAGCGGCCGGGACGCTACCGTAAAAAGAGCGAGAAGCGTGCCCTGTTGGCGGAGCACGCCATCTGGCTCGAGCAAGGGCAGCGCTTCGAGGCAGATTTCAGCAACGCGCCGATCGCGAAGTGGTACGCGGCGCGCTATGGGGGCCGGAGATGAAGCAATACACGATACTCGACGAGCGGGGTAACTGGTTCGCCCCATCCATGGAGGCTGCCCGGCGCCGCGGCTACGAAGTCGAGCGCATCAAACGAGGCCGCGAAGCCAAACTCCGCGGCCTCGGTTTCATTCGGCCCCATGCCATTCCGACAATCCTGCAGCAGAACCATCTCGACTACCTCGAGATGGCCGAGCACCTGACGATGGTGCAGGACTTCGCGCAAGTCGAGAATTACGACGACAAGAGCGCGCAGTTCTGGCGCTGTGGCAAGTGGATGCCGAAAACGTGGCGCTTCGATAACCGCGATGCCGCCATGTACTTCCTCGAGACGCGTGCTCCGGACATCCTCGTGTCGAAAGCCGACGTCGGCGCGAGCTCGAAGAACGTCCGCATCCTGCGCAACCGCGGCGACCAAAAGGCGCACGTCCGCGATCTATTCAGCAAGGGCATCATCGTCGATCACTGCGCCGGGGGCCACGGCAGTCGCGGCGCGACCTCGCGCCAGCGCGGTTACGTGCTGTTCCAGGACTACATCCCGCACGACTGCACGTGGCGCGTGAATATCGTCGGCCGCGGTCGGGCGATGTTCAAGCGCTACAACGGAGCGGCCGGCACCGCTGAGACAGGCAATGTCGAGCCCGTCGTGGATTACGACAGCGCGCTCGTGCAGGCGATCCTCGCGTTCGCTGACACAATCTTTGTTTCGATCGCAACAAAGTGGTGCGCCCTCGACATCCTGCACGACCAGCGCGATGGCAGCCTCTACTTGCTTGAAACAAGCCTCGGCTGGCCTTGGCCCTCGCCCGGAACGTGCGACGACGCCCCGTTCGTCGGTCCGCTCGAGCACCCGTACCGTTGGCGCGATATGTGGGAACTGATGCTCGACGAATACGAGGCCGGGGTATGGGCAAAATCTTCTGGCTGATATGGGCGTGGGCACGCCCGATCCGCATCTCGTGGAACATGCTGTGCTGCGCCATCCTGTTCGCGCCATGGGGCGTGTTGCCTCGCGAGACGATTTCCGGCTGGACCGGGCGCAACGCACACGTCCGCTGGGTGCGGCGCCTCGAGCAATTCATCGACTGGCTGCATCCGCACGAGCCGAATCACTGCTTTGAAACCGCGGTTGTCGAAGCGCTCGCGCGTCGCGCGCTGTACCCGGAGCTATACAAGTGATTTCGGTAATCACGTTCAAGTACCGGCGCCCGGACTACCGGACCACGTACACGTCGGAGCACGTCAACGCGCTGGCCGCGATGACGGCGCGCTACTACAACCATCCGCACCGCTTTTTCTGCGTCACCGACGACCCGGAAGGGCTCGCGGATGGCATCGAGTACGTGCCGCTGTGGCCGGATCACTTCAACCTCGTGAACCCGTCGCACCCGACGTCGCGACCGAACTGCTACCCGCGGCTCAAGCTGTTCTCGCGCGAAATGGCTGCGATCTTCGGGCCGCGCTACGTGTCGCTCGACCTCGACATGGTCATGGTGGACGACGTCGCTCCGCTCTGGCAGCGGCCGGAGGGGTTCGTCATTTACGACGCGCGCGGCGACGACCACTACAACGGCTCGATGTTTCTGCAGACTGCCGGGTTCCACCAGGAAGTGTGGGACGACTTCGACCCGGTCGAGTCTCCGAAGCTCACGACGGCAGCGCGGATGCGCGGCTCGGATCAGGCATGGATACGGTACAAGCTGGCGCCGAACGCTGCCGTTTGGGACTACAACCATGGCGTGTACGCGTACCTGAATCTCGTGCCGCCGTATCGCCATCGTCGACTCGCGCGGCTCAACGTCGTCGTCCCGCGCAACGGTCAGCCGAAGCCGGCGGGTCCGATTGCCTCTCCGGTGACGCCACTCCGCGATGGTTCGCTACCCGAGAACGCTCGAGTCGTCGTATTCGCAGGAGAATTCAAGCCATGGGAGCCGCGCACGCAGGGGATGTCGCCGTGGATCAAAGATCACTACCCGCTTCGGTTGTTGACCTCTATCTCAGACACGCCGACCGTCCTGCCATCATTATCGGCGGAGGCCCCAGCGCGCCGTCTCAAATATCGTCGCTCCCGCGGCTAGTCGTCACGCGCGCCGTCATCATTTCCGCGAACGGGCACGCGCCGAAGCTGGGGCTGCAGCCCGACTACATTTTCTGCAAGGATCACACGCACACCGAGACGCGCGAGAGCATGGAGGCGTTGCTGCGGCCGCTCGGTGCGCCGATCGTCTCGAGACAGCATTGGGCCGACTACCGCGCGCCGCAGTGGCCGATTCAGGGCAACAGCGGGCAGATGGCGCTGGGGCTGGGCGTGTTGCTCGGCTGCGCGCCTGTCATCGCTGTGGGCTTCGACTGCTACCAGAACGGGACCTACTTCCACGACCCGGACGCGAAGAACGTCAGCCGGGGGCGGCTCGAGTCGCACTGGCAGCTGAAATACAAGCGCCTGGCAGAGAAACTTGCCGCCTCGAGCATCCGGTTCGTCGACCGCGCTTTCATCCGCGCGTTCCCGAAATACGACCCGGCGGAGACCTTTCCCGTTGCCCATATCCCTCCCGCGCTGCAGCAGTACCGGGACATGAAGGTCTACACGGCACGGGCGCTGCGCGACTTCGGGCTGCGCTTCGACGCTCGAGCGACGGTCCCCGCCGGCAAGGTGTTTGCCATCAGCGCATTTGAAGCCGGGCACCATCTGCGCGAAGGGGAGATCGAGATAGTTGACAGCGACCCGGGCACTGTGATTTCATCCAGTCCGTAAGCAACTGCGCCGAGGGGAGTACCCCTACTCGCAAGAGTGACCGGGTTCGCATCCGGCAAAAGTTCCACGGGCTCGTTGCTCCCTGGCAAACGGTAACAACCCTTTTGCTTTGGAGACATCCATGCCTTTCAATACCGAACAGCTGGCCTATGCTGGCAAGCACGTTCTCGACTACTACCTCAAGAACGACCCGATCGACCAGATCAACACCGAGCGCCCGCTTCTCAAGAAGTTGCTGGCCGGCAAGACGCCTTACGGCGGCGGCCTCCAGTACGTCGTCGAGCAGCTGCGCTACGCGAACGACAGCAACTTCCAGTCCTTCTTCGGCGACAGCACGGTTTCCTACAACCGGAAGCGCACGCTCGAGCAGGCGAAGTTCAGCTACGGCGCGTTCCACGACGGTTTCGGCCTGAACGAGGACGAGCTCGTGCAGAACGGCATCACCCTGACCGACGACAAGAATGCCGTCGCGTCGGACGCCGAGAAGTTCCAGCTGACGAACCTCCTGACCGAGAACATGGAGACGCTGAAGCTCGGCTTCGAGGAAAACTTCGACCTGATGCTGCACCGCGACGGTTCGGCCTCGGCGACGGACATCCCGGGCCTCGACTCGCTGATTTCGCTCACCCCGAGCGCGTCGGCCACGATCGGTACCCTCAACCAGCAGACGTATGCCTGGTGGAGGAACTACGCCGACCTCAACATTTCCACGGCGACGTCGGGCAACCTGGTCGACCGCATGGAAATCGCGTGGCGCGAGTGCACCCGTCGCGGCGGCCAAAAGCCGGACTTCATCCTGGTCGGCTCGGACTTCCTCGACGCGTACCGTCAGGACGCCAGCGACACCGTGAACCGTCGTTTGAACACGACCGGCCGCGGCAACACCGCAGTGGACGCGTCGGTCGACGGCGTGTACTTCAAGGGTGTGGAACTGGTGTGGGATCCGGTGTTCGACGACCTCGACACGGCGGACAGCCCGGCAACGGAGTGGGCGAAGCGCTGCTACTTCATCAATACGAAGCACATCAAGCTGCGCCCGATCAAGGGTCACTGGATGGTGTCGCGCAAGCCGCCTCGCGTCTACGACCGGTACGTCCACTATTGGGCGCTCACGTCGCGGGCCGCGCTGACGACCAACAAGCGCAACGCGCACGCCGTTCTGTCGATCTACTGATCCGAGTGGGGCGGGGGTAACACCCCGCCCCAACCGGCCACGAACACCTTTTCGGAGACAAGACAATGCGAGTTCTCGAAGTCAACAACACGGCGATCGACCTCAACGCGCAGACCGCGCCGTTCCTGCCGAACTACACGGTCGTCGCGATCAACACGGCCGCCGAGCAGCGGGTCCTGCAGGGCTCGGTCGACGCGGCTTTCACGAGCCCCGTCACGCTGGCGACGCTGGCCGCGGCCGGCACCGCCGGCAGCGTGCAGTCGGTGACGCCGACATACCAGTACATCCGCACGAGCGCTGCGAGCGACCCGGTGTGGCTGCTGGGTAACTGATCTTTCCACGTCCGAACCCCAGGAGGGTTTTCTCATGTTCAAGTACAGTCGCGTGACCCTTGACCGGTCGGAGACGACCAAGCTCACGCTCGACATGGCCCCGTGGGAGGTTGCCGTCATGGCAGCCGCCAACGGGAACTCGCATGTCGCCGTGATCGGCGAGACGCCTGTGAACCGCCAGCTGCCGGATCCGGCCGCTGAGTACGATCGCCTCGCGGCGAAATACAAGTTCGAGGGCGACGGCGGCCGGACCTACGTGTCGCTGGTCTACGGTGAGGGCGATCGGGGGATCGCGGAGCTCGCGAAGGAGATCGACAAGGCTCGTGCTGTCGCCCGGGCTGCGCCGATCAAGACGCCGGAGTACGATGCCGGCGACGACCCGCTCAAGGGGCTGTACGATGATGCTTCGGTGATCGACGGCGAAGCTGTCGAACTTACGGAGTAACCAGTGGTCGGCTGCGTGTCCCCTCCTGCGCGCAGTCATGCCGGGGGCGAGCCCTGTGCGGGGCTCGCCCTCTTTTCAGGAGGGAGGGGCTGAGCCATGCCGAATTTCAACTGCAGCTGCGACGACGGGTTCTACGATAACGAGACCCTTGCCGAGCTCCGAATCTCATTGCTCGAGCGCCTTGGCTACGCGGCACAGGCCGCGAACCCGCCGCCCGGGATGTCGGCACTTCTCGACAACTTCCTCCGCCGCGGCCAGCAATTCCTGTACCGCCGGTATCGCGCGCTGCAGACAGAACGGATCTACCGTTGGACGATGACGGTGGGCGAGCGCTTCTACGGCGTGCGCGACAACATCGACGACTGCGTGAAAAAGCTCGACGCCTACAAGCTGTCCTGGGTGGGCGTCGAGGACTCGAATGGCGCGTGGCTGCCGCTCGGCAAGGGCATCCCGCCGGAGTTCTATACCAGCGTGGAATACAACGGGCTGCCGGCGCGCTACGAAGTGCGGCAGTGCATCGAGGTATTCCCCGCGCCGGATGCGGCGTACACGTTGCGCATCAAGGGCCACTTCGGGCTCATGCGATTCACCGAGGACACCGACCCCTGCACGCTCGACAGCGAGCTCGTATTCCTGTGGGCGCTGGCTAACGCGAAGAATCACTACGGGCACCCTGACGCGGGCGACGTCGCCTCGCAGGCGCAGACCTATTTGCGCGAGCTCGTGGCTGCATCGCACGGCACAGCGCGGTACATCCCGGGCACTGAGCCTGCGCCGACGCAGACCCGTCCCGTGTTCACGGGGCTCGACCCCTGATGCGCGCCGCTCCGCTCACCACCATCAAGGGCGGCATCAACCGCTTGCGCACGAAGGGCGGCGCTCGAGCCGACAACCTCTACGATCTGGTCAACGGCTACGTGACCGAAGCCGGCACCGTCAAGGTGCGGCCCGGCACCGTCCGCATGGCGACGCTCGATCCGCTCACACGCGGAATTTGCACATTCGACGGCAGCCTCTACACGTTCTGCCACAAGCAGGTCGCCGTGCCGGACGGGTTTTTGCTCGCGGTCGTCGCGCACCCGGATCCGCCGGATTCGCCGTATTACGACGATCCGTTGCTCTACGCGGCCGACAATCCGCTCGCCGCGCTCGAGAAGATTCACTTTGCCGAGCCGTTCCTGGGTGGGCTCTACATAGTGGCAGAATTCGCGGACGAATCGACGTACCACTACTGGCTGCAGCCGGCGGGGTCGACGTGGGCGGCGGAGACCGCCTACGCGGCCGGCGCACTGGTCGAGCCGACCGTCCCGAACGGCTTTGTCTACCAGGCGACGCGCTACGGCGACCCGTACCCGGCATGGGAAGCGGACGCGCTGCGCACCGCTGGCGATGCGTACTACACCGAGCCGAGCCGCGTCGAGCCGACCGTGGCCAACGGGTTCTACTACGAGTGCATCGACACTGACGGGCCGAACCCGCGCTCTGGCACGGTCGAGCCGACTTGGCCGACAGAGGAAGGACTCACGGTCATCGAACGCGTCGATACGACGATCGAGGATGAAACGACGATCGACGGCAGCGCGCCGCCCACAACTTCGGCCCCTCTTTCCCCTACCGATGGTGGCGGGTCTACGGACGATCGCTACAATAGCGGTGGCGTCACCGGGCCCAACGCCGGCACGATCGACTACAACGAGCCATGACCAATCCAGTTTGGCAACCGCTGACCGCTTACTCGCCCGGTGCGCAAGTCACCCGGGCTACCGTTCCTGTCGCGACCGCGCAGACCATCCCGAACCAGAATTTCGACGACGGCGACGTCAACTGGACGAAGGGCGCCGCATGGTCGATCGGCACGAACGACGGCAAAGTGTTCAACGGGTCCTACTCCGCGCGCTTGCTTTACACCGGGGACGGCGCGGTCTACTCGAGGCTCTACAGTGACACCCCCTCTCCGGTGCTACCGGGGCAGATCATAACGGTGACGTGCCGCGTGCTGCATGGTCGCGCCGAACAAGGTCGCGCGGCCGCGCAAGTGCAGCTGGAATGGCTCGACGCGGCGCTTGCGTCAATCCGAATCGACGACGGCAACGCGATCACCGGAGGCGGGAACGAGGAAAACAAGGACTGGAAAACCTCGACCGTCTCGGGCACGGCTCCGCCGACCGCCGCTTTCGTTCGCGTCGGTGTGACCGGCTACAACAGCACGCAGAAAAAACTGCACGTCGACGCGTTCCAGTGGAACCACGTCTATCGTGCCAACTACACGTCTTTCATCTACACCGCTGTGCAGAGCGGGGTCGGCACGAGCGCTGCGACTGAGCCGGTGTGGCCGACTACGGCGGACGGGACAGTCGTCGACGGCACGGTGACGTGGCAGGCGGTTTACGGATCGTCAGTGACGTGGGAAGCCGTCCCGCAGCTTAAATCCGGCCTGACCGAACCGACTTGGCCGACAGAAGTAGGCGGGTCTGTGCTCGACGGGTCGATCGTCTGGATCGCCGCCTCGCGCCGCGTGAAGGATACGCGCTGCCCCAACTCGAAGATCGTCGCCATCGCGGCCTCCAAGGTGTTCGCCGCCGACGAGGACATCATTTCGTACTCCGCGACGGTCGACCCGCTCGACTGGTCGAC